TCAACCTTAAACTCAAGGATATAATCTATCGCATGATTGAAGTTATTAATTGTTCTGATGTGAATACTAAAATCAAGGACTTGGAGTTGGAATGGAATGACACTTATCACCGTGTTATACAGTTCCATCTTAAAAGACAACCAAAATTAGTTTTAGAACCGGGTTATGATACCAAGGAAAAAGCAGGTCAAGGTGTATCTGCCTGGTCTAAAATGCTCAACATTATTTTTTCTGGATTCATACGTTGCGTAGCAAACGTCATACCAAAAGTCCTATTACCTAATGTGCAACTAGCATACGGCAAGAGTGATAGAGACATATCATTATTTTTCCAACAATATTCAGAACAGATAGAAAGTAATGTATTCAAGAAAGCGACATTTGATTTTAGTGAATTTGATTCGAGTCAAGAGATGCAAGGCATTTTAGCTGGTTGTATGTTTATGAGATTATGCGGTGTACCAAACCATATTTTGGAAATGTATCTAAAACAAAGAAGACATTGGGTTATGGTGGCATGTGATAAAGATACAACAGGTATTATGCGTGCCATACTAGAAGGTGTATGGAAACAACATTCAGGGCAACCGGACACCTTAAATGGAAACACCGTATTTAACATGATGGCAATAGGAGCATGTTATAAATTCGTCGAGATGATTTACGCCAGTTTTAAAGGTGACGATAGCCATGTTAACGCCAGGAAAATTGAACCAGATTTCGAAGGTCAGACTGCTGTTATGGAATTAGCAGCATTTAAAATAAAAGAGGATTTTTCTGAGATACCAGAATATATTGCTAACATCATTTTACCTAACGGTACTTTCTTTCCTGACGTAATACGAAGAGCATCACGTGTGTTATCTAAGATTTATTCTGATAAAGCGGATTGGCACGAGCAAAGGCAATCATTGTTGGATAGCCTTGATGTCATTTTCGATGATCGACATTATCAATATGGCCTTAAAATAGCAGAAAAATATTATCAAGAACATAATGTTAAAGTAACTGCTGATGAAATATCTGCCATATTCGTCTGGTTGAAAGATATGACTAAACTTGACAACATAGATTATATACCTGTTAAACCGCATTATATATACAATTTCTAAAGTTTCTACAATCATTCCTTTGTATATATACTAACATATCACTTTATTTTTAAATAAAATCAATTAATCAAATCAAAATTAAAATTATAAAATCATCCAATTAACAAAGCAAACATTAAATGTCAGCTGATACAGTTGTATTAAAAGACCATGGTACCGAGGTACATTGTAAAACAGTTTATGGTGCAAATTACGTTAAAAAGGTTACTCACCCACCATCAGATGCACGATTCGAAGGAACACCAAGCAAAGCCAGTCCCAATGTATCCATATTCGAGATTATGTCTGAAACCAATGTTCCAGTCACGATTCAACAAATTGATAGAAACAATAAAGAAGTAAAAGAAATCAACGCATCAGCCATCCTCTTTCTTACACCTAGCGGAGGAAAAGTCGGTAGCTACGTTTTCTACAAAGTTGCTAACAACACTTGGGCACAGCAAGCTTGGCTTAATGGCCCTACCCCACA